CCCTCATGGTTTAATTTGTGTTTAAAACATTGCTTATAGTGTTCTATCATTTTAACATTTTATTCTTGATAATTTCGTGAATTTTTTGTCGATATTCGGGCGGAACATTATCATCAACAATACTCCAAGCGACCATCGTAGCTTGCGTCCAAGCCTCTAACCATATCGCTTTAGGCTCGGTTAAAAATTCTTCTTCAGCCTTTGCGGATTTAAGTAATTTAACCCAATCATCAAATGCTTCTTCTTGTTTTTCTTTTACGAACCCAATTAGCATTATTTTCTTCCCAACTTGAAAGGAAACGACTTGTTTAATAAAGCTACGCCTTTCCACCATTCATCACTATATTTCATTTCTAATTCGCTTTCCTTCGGATGGATTTTTTTCCACCGTTCATTTTGCATTATTATTTCGGCTTTCAATGTTTCTATTTCATCTTGTTGTTGTCGTAACATAATAGCTGATTCTCTATATAAAATGATAGCTCTACCAGCTTGTTCAGTTTCTTTACCCAACAACTTAATACTCACACTTTTTAATTTATCTATTAGTTCATTTGCATTCATTTCTTTTCCTTGCATTTCTTAATTACTTCTTGTGGCACATCAATTGCAGTTGGATACGTTGCTAATCTGCAATCGTAATGAATAATCGTGTTTTTCGTTAATTCTGAAAGAAAAATTACCCCACTACATAATAGTAGGGCAACCATTAAAGCGATTTTAAAAAGAAAAGTCATAATATTCTTGCCGATATCCAATACCTAAATGGCAACCCGTACCGCATTTGTTATAGCGATTCGTATCACGATTCATATAGTATTCGCAATACTTACCGCTTTTATCCTTTTTCCAATATGTTTTACGGTTGTTTGGGTTGGTTGTATATTCGTATTCTTGGCTTTCGGAAATGCCATTACCATCAATACGCTTTACATCATCATCCGCAACAACCAATATATCTTTTTCAATCGCCACAATCGTTCCAGCATGGCGGTCACTCCACATACAAATCGTTACACCCATACCAACTTCGGGTTGTGGGTTTGTTACACGGCTATAAATGTGATTCATCAATGAACCTGTTTGTGTTCCTAATTTCATCATTTTGTTTTCCCTATTAAAAACTGCGGATTGCAGTAAGTACGACTATACATGTAATTATCCATTTGTGCAAATTATTTTGTAAGTAGTTTCCCTAGTATGCGTTCAATCGTTACATTCAACGCATCTTCTTCATCCATCTTCATAACCGACCACATCCTTTTTTGCCCATGCAAGCCATTAAAACTACCTTGGTGGCAATCTTTACATAAAGCGATGCATAGGTATTGCCGATGTTGTTTAACATGATGCGCATCGCTTGGCGGTGGTGCATTGCATACCGAACACGGTAGTTCTTTAACCATCGCCAAGTGTTTGCGTTCTTTATCGGATATTTGATTGTTCATTGGGTAATTCTTATTTCGTTTCTAGCCGTTGCTTCTTGGCTACGCCAAATTTCCACACGGGCTTGTGCTGCAACCATATGCCATCGTAATTCTTCTTCAATTGCTACGGCTTGTTTAATGCCTTGCAATAGTTCTTGATATTCAATATGGGCTAATGCATCACGTTCTTGCCCCGCTAAGGTTTTTTCCATGCTTTGCTTCATTAATAATGCTACTTTAGATTTACGAAATTCTTCTAAATAAATCCGTTCAGCCTTAGCTTGGCTAAACTTTTTAGCATTACGCAACAAATAATCTACCGCTTCATGTGGGTCAATTTCACGTTCCATCAATTTCCTCGATTCTAATTTTTAACATGCCAGCTATTTCATTTGACCAATAAATGCGCAAATCAATGATTTGTGAATCATCTTCATAAACACCCGCATGGGCTAAGGCATCAAGCGTAGCTTTTAAAAGATTATCTAAATCACGCCTACGTTTATCGGGGCGATATGCCTTAATATCAACCCGCAACAATTTAGTGCTATGAAATATTTTGCCTTGAATGGTCATTAAATCCCCAACAACTTCACGGTATTCCCTACCCTTTTCTGATATCACCATGCGGTTGTTCCACTTACGCCAATAAGTGTTTACGGTTGGCGGGAAAGGTAATGTGATTTCAATCATTGGCGTTGGCTAGGTATGCGGTTACGAATTACTTCGGGTAACTTTTCAATATCAACACAATTTTCGGCAAGTACAGCACATGCTTCACGTTCCATCATTATTGCCGTTCTTGATGCTTCAATCGCCATTGCCATAATTTCGGCTTTAGCTATTGCAAGGGCAGCATCAAATTCTTGTTGGGTAAAAAGGGTTACACCCCCACCGCCACCTAATAATTGGCGTTGTAATTGGCTCATTTCAGTAGTCATAAAAAATCCTTATTTGTGTAGTTTTCTCACCCTCAGGGGTCATTGGGGCAGCAGCACCGCCATCATTAAAAGTTGAATAAGTATGTGCTTTCAATTGCTGTATCAAACCTGCACATACGTTATACGATGCTGGCGATATAACTTTGTCTTGATGATTTTCAAATATCTTTTCAACCGTTTCAATTTGTTGAATTAACATATTTAAAATTGCATGATGTGTATCACGTTTTCGTTGTTGTTCATCCCATGCTTGAACTAAATTTAATGGTTTCATTTCCAACCCTCCAATATTTCAAGTAATCTGCGATAAAACTTTTGCCTATCAACCATCACGGCGGGTTGATAAAGTTCAATAAATTCCATCAATGGGTCATCATCCGTGCGGATATCACCATCCTTAATAAACAATGCTTGTTTTGCATCGCCCATATAGGCTTTTGTTTCACCAAAAATTTGTTCAGTTAGGGGTGCATCCCTACCCTCACGAACCTTTGCGATTTCCGCATCGATGCGTTCTGGTTCAATTTCTTGATTGCCCAAATACAAATCTTTTTCTTGCTTAGTTGCTTTGCGTACCATACTTCCTCCTTATAAATAACTACGAATATTCTTTTTCATTTCATCGGTATATTGTTGGCTATTTTCATCAAACCATAATGGAATCCGCCCTTCCCATTCACCATTACGTTGCTTTTCGCAACACAACAATGCATCTGGAATGCTTTCATCGGTTATACCATTTTGTTGCCGTTCCAATGATTTAGCCTTATTGCGCCAAATAATAAATACGTTATCCACTTGGTCTGTAACGCTACCAGAACCCTTCAAATCGAATTTATTTGATACTTGCTTTTCATCCGAACCCTTCCGAACGTGATGGATTAAATGAATATGTAACCCCGTTTGAAGGGCAATCCCACATAAGGCGTTTACAAAATCCTTTTGCCCGTTGTAATCATCTTCACCACGCACACACTTCATCAAGCTATCGATTACGATATGTTGTACACCTAACGCTTTTGATGCATACATACACACACCTAAAATGGTTTCAACATCAATCATTCCGTGATGTTCTAACAAGTACAAATGGTTTTTCTTCCAATCATTAAATCTTCCTAATGCTTCAATGGTTGGAATTTTCATGCCCGTAGCTTGGCGTGCCATGCGTGCCAATGTAATTTCTGGTTTCATTTCAAAAGATGCAATTAAACATTTTTGCCCCTGCTTTAATAATTCCAACACAACATGCCCAATCATCAATGATTTACCATGCCCGTTAATTCCCGCCCAAACGGATACTTCGGAAGGGCGCAAACCAATTTTGTAGCCCATAACATCGTATGGAATATGGCTACCCTTATTGATTAAATTGCCTTCAAAATAACTTACAACTTCCTTTTCGTAATAGCTTTTTTCTTTAACCTTACGCTTAGGTTCTGTTTCTACCAAATATGCATTAAAATCAATATCATCAGATTCAATAATGCTTGCTTCTTGTTGCATTCGCAACGCCTCAAGATACGACATCTTCTTTTCTCCAAATATTAAATTCATTATCCCAATCAACACCCATCAAAAGATTAGGTTCAGCTTTTATCAATGCAATCCACCAATTTGTGTATTGTTCTACAC